GTCGAGATGAGAGACAACGGTGTTCGCGACTACGGTCGTAAGCACGGGTTGGCTTGGTACTCGATCATGGGATCTGGCCTCCTAGAGGACGATTTCATCGTTCGCTTTGAGACCGTCTAGCTTTCGGGCCGAGTCGATATAGTAGTGGTTCTCGTCAAGGCGTGAACCAGTAACCATAGGAGGCACCGATGGTGACTAAGAGCACATTGATCTCTCGTGCGAAGAAACTTGGTATCAGCACAGAAGGTACCAAGGGCGAACTCGAGTATCGCATCGCACAAGAGCAAGCAAGGCTTGATGCACTGGAAGATGAGGTGGAAGAGGAAGTGGAAGAGGAAGAACCCGAACCACCGAAGCCAGAATCCAAGCCAGAAGAGAAGCCCGTTAAGAAGGCTATCCCAAGAGCGATCCCCGTAGGAAACGTCGTGGAGCAGGAAACTGCCGTTGCGTTGAAGACCTGCGTGAAGTACGTCGCCGGTTGGGTAAAGTTGGTGAGAGGGAAGCCTGTCACAAAGCCGAAAGAGGTTATCGCAGCACTGCGAACTGCCGGGCTAGTAGAGTAGGGTTCGGCGAATGGCCGATCTGTCTACAGTCGTTGATAAGGTTCGACGAAAAGTCAATGACTTCAATCCTACCCAGAAGTACGACAAGGTCTGGTACACGGACGCTATTGAATTTGCAGTTGGTAAACTCAGTCACGACCTCGGTGTAGAATACTCCTCGATTACAGCTGTTCCCGCTTCCAAGCTATTCCTGGTTATAAAACTAGCGGCTATCGAAATGTGCTTCGTCCGGGCTACGGAGGAAATCGGTGATAGCGAGGAAGGTAGTTCGGATGATGTAGCTGCGATCACGGTTCCAGATCTCTCGGTATCGGGTCCCGCAACTTCAGAGTCCCAGGCTGCAACGACCTGGCTAACACTGGCCCAAAAGCTTCAGGACGAGTACGATGGCGAAATCGAGCAGAGCGGCGGTCAATCTCTGGCAGCAGAGGTTACCCAAGGAACGTTCAAGAAGATTTCGCTTACCACAGGTGGGTATCGAAGTCGGAAACTGGATAGGGGTCTTGATGCGGTAGTGGTTATCGCGTCTCTAGATGGAGCGACCATTTCGTTAGAGTGGGATATTCTGTACGACCAGACATTCCAGTCCTACCAGATCTATCGGGCTACAGATTCGGATTTCAGCGACGAAGAGCGAATTGCTTTGATCACGGACAATCACGAGAACACCTATGATGATGAGAGCCTTTCACCAGGCACGTATTATTACAAGGTGAAGACGGTGAATCCGAATGCATTGAAGACTGATAGCAACGTCGTATCCGAAACGGTGGTTTGATGCCTTTGACTGAAGATGCCATAGAAGCAAAGATAGATTCGGTTCTTACGAAGTATCAGAATCTAGCTCCTATCCAGTATTACCCGTATGCAACCGGGGCTACCGACATCTACAAGCAGAGGACGAAGACCTTTGGTACTCCGGTGACGGTAATCGGTAGGGCCATCAATCGTCCAACGAAGGAGATGGTTACAGTAATCGGTGACGGCGAAGTGTTCGACATGGCCTTCTTGTTTAGTCGGTTGGAGCTAGTTCGGAAGTTTCCAACGGCAACAGAAGGCGAGTGGATGAACACTTATGGCCAGATGGGATGGAACAGTCGAAGGTTCAAGATCGAAGCAGCTAGGCCAACGGCTCAGGTTGCAACGAAGTATTTGATGATGGTCATTCTAGCGACAACCATCGAAGGACAGAGGAATCCGTAGTGAGTGTTTTGTATGGACAGTGGGGTAGGATGAAGGCCTGGTTTCAAAAGGTCAAGATGCGTGCGGCTCCTACTGCCATGCAAGAAGACGTTCAACGATTCGGTGATGCTGTTCGAGAGCGAGTTCGTTTGCATATCGTATCCCAGGATCTGCCATGGCCTCCGTTGAAACACGGGACCATTACTGCCAAGGGACATTCTGCGGCGTACATGGATACTCTCGAGTATTATCGAAGCATTGAAGTGGGTGTGAAGAAAGTCGCAGTGTTTTCTCTGGATATGTTGGTGGGTCCGGTCGGTGAGCATTCGGGTTCCGGTTTGTCGATGGGTCTTTTGGCTTCATACTTAGAGTATGGTACTGAGAAGATTCAAGCGCGTCCGTTGTGGAGGCCAGTATTGGCAGAAGTAGAGAACATGCCTGAGTTCAAGCAGTTAACGGACTTGGGTGCGAGATTTGGGTTTGGAATAGTATGAGTTTAGCAGTACGAGTTTCTGCGGTAGATGCGGCTTTGATAGCGAAGTACTCTGGTATCTCGATTAATACTGGAGAACCGCCAGTACCCACAGGGGTAACTCCGTTTATAGAAGAACCGTCCACAGAAGAAACTCCCGAGAGAGTCTATCCGTCAGTGGTATTGAAGCTCATCGCCATCAACCCCAGGTTCGAACTGTCCGAAAGTACTGATGACGAAAAAGAAGAAGTCGATTACGACGACACGGTGTTTCCGCACGAACGAGTTATGCGTGATTCCCCGTTGCCGTACACTCTAATGTATTCGCTTGATACTTGGCATAAGATTAGAGTTGGAGAGTCTAGAGACCTGGTATACGAAGCCATTATCAAGAGAACGAATCCGCGAGGGTATCTGACTGTTACGAACATTGACGGAAATCCAGTTACTCCCGACCTTTTCTGGGGTGGCGGTGTTGTAGAGAACGATGAGAAGAAGCCGGATATAGTCATCTACCACAAAACGTTGACCCTAGAGATTCCGGTTTGGCTTATCCTCGACGATACCGAAACCAGAGAGAAAGTTGCAATGTACGTCGAATGGAAGGTATCTTCGTATGAGACAAAGACTGAGCTTGATGGTAGTATTGTACCAATAGCCGGTTCAGAAACGCTCGATGTTGACTTTTATGTCGACGGAGATGATAACGTTACTAGAAAGTGATCACAATGAACCTCCTCGTAAGACATACCAACAAGCCCTGCATAGACGAGGAACAAAGCGCAGAGGCGCGGAGGAGTAAGTAATGGCGAGATATACGTTTCCAGACACCTATGCAGAAGAGGTTACGTCTGCTGTCGGTCCGATTTCCAAGGCTGCAACTGGAATTGGGGGTCTTCAAGCCATAACGGCCAAAGGTCCAATCGCAGTTCCGATACGGACACGAAATTTCGAAGCATGGGAAAAGATTTATGGCACATACGAGAACGCTTCAAGGGGTGATGCTGCGTATGAAGCCAAGCTGTTCTTCGATGAGGGTGGTTTCGAGTTGATCACTGTTCGTCAAGGACATTTCACTGACCTTAACGACAAGACGTCGTACACCGGAGGAATTGCGTTCTCAACGGCAAAGACCGCTGGGGCTGGAGCAACTGCTGCGGAGTTCACCTCGGGGTCAGGACCATTCGCTTTGAATGATGGAGATGACTTCGACATAGATGTAGATAACGGTGGAGTCAATTCACCGACATTCAACGGTGTCGCAGGTTATGTCGATGACACCTCCACTTGGCCACTCGCAGGAAGTCAGGCCGGCAAAACGGTTATCGTCACCATCAACGGCGTACAGCAGACTGCGATCTTGGGAGCCTTCACCGCTCTAGACGACATCATCGACGATTTGAACGGTAAGCTTACCGGATGCCAGGTACTGGATAACGGAAGTAGTCAGATTCGCGTTCGTTCCGACATCAACGGTACGGATGGTGTCATCGGAGCTCCCAGTGGAACGAGCGACATTACCTGGGCTGCACCAACGGCACCAACTGGTAACGTTGCAGACCTTTCGGTAGTGACTGCGGCTGAGGCTCTGGCGATCATCATCGCTGCAACGACTCCGTCAGTTACGGGTCAAGACAATGGCGATGAAACCTTCACGATCTACTCCCCGACCACGGGAACCTCTTCCGAGTTGGATTTCCAAAGCGCGTTGGCTGCGTTGGGTGTCACGATTCAGACCATAAACGGTACAGCAGCGGGCGCGACCTACGACACCTTGAAGTTCGAGGCCGGGTACTTGAACCAGAAATCTCCTGGTGTTGCCGGGAACAACCTGTCCAGGAAGATCACACGAAATCCCAAACACGCTTCTGCAGGAGCTGGTAGCGACATCGCGGTAGACATAACCGCAGCAGACACCAGTTTCCAAGTCGCTTCTCTAGCGGGATTGAATCCCAAGTCGGTTATCGAGATCACCGATGGAACGAACACCGAGTACTTCGAGGTAGATGATGTTCGCACAGTTCTGACCGGTGGGTCTGTAACCTTCTTTGTCGATGTGACTGCCGGAGCGGTGAATGGGTACGTCGCAGCGAACACCACCATGCAGTCCATGGAGTTTGATGTAGAGATATTCGAAAACGGTTCCTCCAAGGAAACGTGGTCTCAAATGTCGATGCTCGATACCGCGGACGATTACGTGGAAACGCTGATGAACGACGAAGACATCGGTTCCAAGTACGTAGTCGTTACCGACCTGGATGCGAGTCCTCCAGGACTAGGTGCGGATACTCCGGCCACGGATGCTGCGGCGGTAGCTCTTGCCAGTGGCTCAAGCGAAATCACTGGTCTGGTCGACAATGACTGGATTGGTACTTCCACGGGGAAGACTGGCCTTTACGCTTGGGATCTGGTCAACGAGTTCATGCCGTTCTGTACCCTAGGCAATAACGAGGCTTCGGTGATACACGCTGGAGCACTCTACGCTGCGAGTCGAATCTGGTTCGATTACCTGACCTACATAGATGAGGGAATGTCCAAGGCGGATGCGATTGCCACACGACAGAATGTGTGGGGCATCAATTCCTCGTATTGCTTCATCTACGCAGGTGGCGCGAAGGTTCAGGACCCAGCCGGTGCAGGAAAGAATCCCACAAGGTCGATCTCCGGTCTTGGTGGAGTGATGGGTGTTTATGGTAGAGTCGATTCTCTACCAGTACCAAACGGTGGACCGTGGCAGTCGCCTGCAGGTGAGGGTGAATACGGAACCCTGAACTATGCTCGGGACGTAGCGACGTTCTACGACTCCACAGATTCCGGCGAGATGAACGAGGTTGGCATCAACGTCATTCGTAAGGATGGCGAAACCAATCCAGTGGAAATCTGGGGTTCGAGGACTTGCGATGCTACCACCAAGCAGAAATTCAAGTACATCGCTACCAGGAGAGCGTTCCAGTTCTATGAGAAGTCGATTACCGCTGGTACTCGA